GGCAGTCCATCTACAAACTCCCCCGTCAATACTTTTCAAGATTTAATGTGGTCGTAGGAGATGAAGCACACCAGTTTAAATCAAAGTCATTAGTATCTATAATGACAAAACTTTCTGATGCCAAATACCGTTTTGGATTCACTGGCACCCTAGACGGCACACAAACTCATAAGTGGGTTTTAGAAGGATTGTTTGGACCTTCTTATAAGATTATCAAGACTGATGAGTTGATGAAGAAAGGTCATGTTGCCAAACTTGACATTAATATTCTTCTATTGAAGCATCCACCGAATCGTTTTGAAAATTTTGAAGAAGAAGTCCAGTATATTATCAATCACGAAAAGAGAAATAAGTTTATCAAAAATCTTGCGATAGATCTTAAAGGAAATACTTTAATTCTTTTTGCAAGGGTTGAAGGACACGGACAACCTTTATATGAAATGATAAATAAGAGTATAGGTGAAGATCGTCATGTATTTTTCGTACATGGTGGTGTTGATACTGAAGATAGAGAAAAAGTAAGAGAGATTGCTGAAAAGGAAAATAATGCGATTATTGTTGCTTCATACGGCACTTTTTCAACAGGAATTAATATCAAGAATCTACATAATGTAATCTTTGCTTCTCCATCCAAATCAAGAATCAGAAATCTTCAATCAATCGGAAGAGTCCTAAGAAAAGGAAATAATAAGACAAAGGCAACTCTATATGACATTGCCGATGATATCAGTTATAAGTCAAGAAAGAATTATACTCTTAATCACTTAATTGAAAGAATCAAAGTCTATAATGAAGAAAACTTTAATTATGATATTGTCAACATACCTTTTAAAAACTAATGGGAGATGAGTTTTACGCAATTATAAAACTAGTATCAGGTGAAGAGATTCTATCGTTAGTCTTTGTGGATGAGAATGACGGAGATCCTGTCTTAGTACTTCAGAATCCAGTCACAATGAAGTCTTATAATAATCAACATGGAATGTATCTTAAAGTTAAACCATGGATGGAATTATCCGATGATGATTTCTTTATTGTAAAACTTGATAGAATTATTACAATGACTGAAACTACAGATAAAAGATTATTAGATATCTACAACAACTACATTGAAGATGATGATAGTATTGACGTTTATAATCCTTCAAGTCAAGTAAAACCTTCTTCTAAGATGGGTTATCTCTCTTCCGTTGAAGATGCTCGCAAGAGCCTTGAGAGAATCTTTAAAGGCTTTAAAGAAAGCTAAATCCTCATCTTCAACCGGGACAAAGGTAGTCTACACACAATTTCATACCTTGTCAAGCCCCCTATGATTGTGGTATAATAAGTATAACCTATATTAGATAAGTCCAATGCTATGCCTAAGAAAAAGACAGAACATTATGTAAACAATAAAGAACTTTTAGAAGCGATGGTTGTATATCGTTCTAAAGTTGAAAAATCATTCAATGAGAAATTCAATAGAAACCCCACTAAAGATGATAGGGGTAAGCATTGGGAAGGTAAACCACCAATTCCAAATTATCTTGGAGAATGTTTTTTAAAGATTGCCACTCACCTTTCATATAAACCAAATTTTGTGAATTATATGTTTCGTGAAGATATGATTTCTGACGGCATTGAAAATTGTGTTCACAGATCTACTATTATTCCAACAATTGAATATGGTCCAGTAGAAATTCAAAAATTACTTGGGAAAGTAATTACCGTAAGGTGTAAGGATGGAAAATGGAGAAAAGCACTATGTAAATCATATGGCAAACAAATGCTTTATGAATATGGATTTTCTTCATTTAATGTTCCTGAAAGCGATGTGATTCAAAAAGTAATCTCGACGGATAATCATAGATGGTTTGTATCATCGAGAAGAAATAAAAAAAGATGTCTTGATTATCAAGAACAAGTTGTAACTGATTTGAGAGTAGGTGATTGTTTACAAAATGCCCCAATTGAGAAGTCATATGATAAAACATCTGTTTTACATGGTCTTCTTTATGGGGATGGATCCGGTCACAAATCTGTTGTATATGGAGACCCTTTAGTAGTTTCTCAAGGTTCAAGATATGCTAGGATACGAGTGTGCAAACAAGATTCTGTTAAGGATGAAATTATTTCATTGTTGAATGAATTTGGTTATGAACCAACTTATCCAGAACATGCAAATGGAGATCCTTGTTATTATATTGGAAAATTTCCTCTTGTTAAAGATCTTCCATTTACCACAGATCCTGAATATATTGCTGGATTTATTTACGGGTGGTGGTTGGCGGATGGACATAAAACAACATCTACTAAAAGATTACAAATTAGTACTAGTAATTCTGATGCCGCCAAGTGGTTAATTGAATATTCCCCATATGCTGGATATCATATTATTAGTCATAGAATAGTAACTAGGACGGATACTGACGGATCGTATAAGAACGGTAAAGATTTAAATGTAATTACTCTAGCAAAACCGGAGGATTATGAACCAAAAGTTAGATATATTAAAGAATATGGTGAAGATGATGTATTTTGCCTAGAAGAGAAGGAAACAAATTCATTTGTTTTGGGAAATGGATTATTGACTGGAAATTGTGTTCAATACATTCATAATTTCGATCCAGAGAAGTCAAAGAACCCATTTGCATATTTTACTCAAATCATTCACTACGCATTTTTGAGAAGAATTCAAAAGGAAAAGAAACAATTAGAAATCAAGACCAAGATCATTGAACGCACAGGGTTTGATGAAGTTATGATGGTTGACGACAGTTTGCTTTCTGGGCATAGTAGTGAATACAACAGCATTAAAGATGCTATTCAGTATCGTAATAAGTAAAATACAATCTTGACTCCCCAGTGTTTGCCGTGCTATACTTGAAATCTAGTTAAGGATTATTATGCGTATAGGTGTAATCACAGACACTCATTGGTCGGCTAGGAAAGCTTCCAGGCACTTACATGATTACTTTGAGTTATTTTACAAAAACATCTTCTTCCCTGCCTTAGAAGAAAATAATGTAGAGGCAGTGATTCATATGGGGGATGCCTTTGACAATCGCAAAAGTATTGATTTTTGGGGTCTTGATTGGACACGAAAAGTGGTTTTAGACCCGTTATCAAAATATGAAACTCATATGATTGTTGGTAATCATGATATATTTCTCCGCAATTCCACAGAAATTAATGCTCCAGAGTTGCTACTTAAAGATTATCCAAATATAAAGACTTATAAATCTCCAACAAATACAAAAGTTGGTGGACTTGATATGACTTTTATTCCCTGGATATGTAGTGAAAATTATGATGAGACACTAAAAATAATTAATAAATCAAAAGCAAAAGTTGCCTTCGGTCATCTAGAGCTTCAAGGTTTTCGTGTAAATAGAAACCTGATAATGGAAGATCACGGCACTGATCCTAAAATATTTGATAAGTTTACCAAAGTATTTTCGGGACACTATCACACTCGATCAAATAACGGAAAAGTCTTCTATCTAGGCAATCCTTATGAGATGTATTGGACTGATGTAAATGATACTCGGGGATTTCATATTTTTGATACCGAAACATTAGAGCACACTCCAATCAATAATCCTTATAAATTATTCTATAACATTTATTATGAGGATACCCCTTATCAATTGTTTGATACCACAGAGTATGAAAATAAAATTGTAAAGGTCATTGTCCGTAAGAAATCTAAACCCAAAGATTTTGAAAAGTTTATCGACAAACTTTATACGGCAGGAATCCAAGATCTCAAAATCGTAGAAAACTTTGATATTCAAGAAAACGAAGACTTTGAGATTGATGAAGAAGAAAATACAATGTCTATTCTAAATCGTTATATTGACGAAGCAGAATTTGAATTTGATAAAAACATTATCAAAGGTATTTTTCAAGATCTTTATCGGCAAGCTTGCGAGGTAGAATAAAATGTTTCTCCTTACTCTCAAAGATAGAAAAGACGACGGAGCATATGCCGTCCAAGACCAATACGGACATAAAGTTTTATTTCTTTTTGAGGATGAGGATGATGCTACTCGTTATGCTTTGATGCTAGAAGACCAAGAAGATCAAGAAATGGATGTTGTTGAAGTTGACGACGACCTTGCCATAAAGACTTGTAAACTTTACAACTATAAGTATGCGGTCATAACCCCTGACGATATCGTAATTCCTCCTAAAAATGTTGCTATTTCACAAGATTAAAACTAAATAATAATGCTTATGTGTGGTAACTTAAGCAAAAGATTGGAGGCAGAAATGCCTCTTTTCTTGTATAAATAATATTACCACACATAAAGCAGTATGAATAACTATTACACCTACGCATATTTGCGTGAAGACGGCACACCTTATTATATTGGTAAGGGTAGTGGAAAGAGGAAAAGTGTATTACACAGAGGAAGAAGTCGTAAAGTTGTAATCGCAACACCGACAGAAGATAGAATATTGATACTAAAAGAAAACTTGTCTGAAGAAGAAGCATTCAAGCACGAAAAGTATATGATATCTG